TATACAATCGTATAATATTATGCCACTAACACTCGACGGAACAGCAGGATTATTTGGAAATGTAACTGGAGGCAACATCTCTGGAACATTTACTGGAGGAAATTCATCTGCTACTACAGTAACTTCTACTGGCAGCACAACCGCTCGTTCGTTGGCAAACAGGTTTGCGGATGTGGTGAATGTGAAGGATTTCGGGGCAGTAGGTGATGGAGTTACTGATGACACGGCGGCTTTCTCTGCCGCTTGCGCTGCTGCGATAGGGTCAACAGCAGCATCTAATCCTGTATTAGTTACACTTTCTCCAAGAGCAAATGTATATGTTCCGTCTGGAAACTACCTGCTTACATCTCTTGTAAACACAAGCGGAAAAGAGATTACATATGTTTGCGATAATGGTGCAAAGTTTTTACCTGCTGTGACAGTATCTGGGTCCGGTCTTCCTCCTGATCCGGGTTCTGGTTTATCTTTTATTAATGGAAGAATAGTGCGTGATGGAATTCATTTTGCAGCAAATCAATTTGGGTTTGCGGATACAGCTTGCACACTATCTCTCAAAGGGAACCCACTTCTTTTAAACGACGAGTTGGCGTGGAATAATCCATACTACCAACCTTCAAGTGTAGCATTCTTATCTGACCTTAGAGCTTGTTGCACATTTAATCTGGATAACCGAAATCCAAGTCCGACAATCAATATTTCTAATGCCACATACACGGCAACCACAATCACCCCAACGGTTCCTCTTACAGCAAGTCAAGTCTTGCTATTAAGAGTATCAATGATTATTGATACCAACCACACGACCTCGTATGGTGGGCTTATTACTGGGTGGGCCAATGACGGAACTTCGATTACCGTGGCTGGATGGTTTGAACAAAATAACACTTCCGCAGGCCAAGTTCCTGCAAACGGAGTGGGAGCATCAGTTAATAAGTTTACAAATACTTTTGCGTTAAATCCCATAGTCTGGATGGATGCCGATCCAAGCAATACAGGAAAAGCAAAAAATTGTGCAGTCCAAGAAAACGACATTATAAATGCACTGGGCAATTATGATCCTTCAGTGGTTACTGATGGAAGATATGCGTGGGCGTATGATGCCCTCGCAAAGGGACTATTCCCTTACAACGCAACGACTGCGTATAATGTTAGGGGTAGATTTTACAACGGGTTTTTAGCCGCCGGAACAGCGGTAACTGGTTCTACTTCTACCGACGATATGGGCGGAGATCAATTCATAGGTTTCAAATATTTTGGAAACAACTATGGATTTGTTTTTCAAAATAGAACAATTAATACTGGGGTGGCATTGCAAGTTTTGAATGTTGGCACTCAAACCGTTCAAATTCTTTCAAATGGAGATATACGAGGACTTAATACAGCGAGGGCTTGGGTTAATTTCGATGGCAATTTATCAAATCCGATTGCTCCGAGGAACGGATTCAATGTTTCATCTATTACAAAAACAGGAACTGGTCAGTATACGATCAATTTTACTGCACCAATGTTGAATTCAAATTATTGCACGCTGGGATCATTCAATGACCTTGGTGCTGGAGCATCAACATTTACTACAACCGCATGGAATCTAAATTCTGTTTCAATTGCACTGTCAAGACCGGGAGTTGGAACATACGATCATGGAGTTGTCAATGTGGCTATCTTCAATAACAATTACTAAATGAAATCTATATACTACAAACAAGAAAACGGAAGTCTTGCCATTACCGCATTTTTGAATGAAGAAGTTGCAGAAGAAACAATTAAATCATTCAAAGAAAATAATATTCCGTTTGGAGAAATAACGGAATCAACAAAAATAGACGATTTCTTTTTTGATGCTTATACTGTTTCAAACAATGCTGAAGTAGAAGTTAATTTTACAAAAGCAAAAGAAATTCAAAAAAACAAGTGGCGTTATCTTCGCGCTGAAATTTTGAGTAAACTTGATATAGAGTTTATGCGAGCCATTGAGACTGGAGACACATCAAAACAAGATTTGATTAAATCGCAAAAACAAGCATTGCGTGATGTCACATCTATTGAATTGCAAGATTCATTAGAAGAAATTAAAAATACTATTCCAGACATTCTTGATATTAACAAATATCAATTTATTTACAGCACACCTTTAGACGAAAACGGAATCGAAATAAAATGAGCGCAAACATTAAAGCATCACTATGAGTCTAATCAAAGCAAACGCAGTCCAAGTTGGACAATCACCGACAGCAACACAGAACTTTACGCTGGCAGTGCCATCGTCACCAGACGGCACGATTAAGCTGGCAAGGGGAAATGCAGGCGCAACTACGCAGGATGTGTTGAGTGTAGATGCAAGCGGGAATGTTTCGTTTGCTGGCACAACTGGCCTTGGGAATATCAGCAACTCGACTGCGATTGCTACTGGCAGCACGACCGCTCGCTCGTTAGCAAACCGCTTTGCTGATGTAGTCAATGTAAAAGATTTCGGTGCAGTTGGCGATGGGGTTGCTGACGATACTGCTGCGATTCAAGCTGCAATTAATGCAATCGCAAGTGCTAATAAAAAAGGAGGGAAAATAGAATTTCCTGTAGGAACATATAAAATAACATCAACTATTACCTTTAATTATCCAATGATTCTTGAGGGAATTGGTAATAGTTGTGTAATAGCTCCAAATTTTGCATCTGGAGATGCTTTTGTTTTAACATCAGCAGTAGATTTAAATAGAGATGACGGAGTTCAATTTTTTAATCTTCACTTTAAAACATCTGTTACTAAAACGAGTGGATATTATATTAATATAAATGGAGCTTCTTATACATCTATAAAACAATGTAAATTTTTTAATGGCTATAATGGAGTTGGAATAACTGGCACAGCATCAGCTAACACCAGAATAAAAGATTGTCATTTTGCTAATAATACAAACTATAATATAGATATTACAGCAGTAAATCCGACCGGACAAGGTTCTGTTGATATTGTTCTTGAAGACTTATGGATAAATGGACAAAGCTCAACGATTCAATCTGCCGCTGGAATTAGGGTAACTTCTGTTGGAGATTTAACATTGCGGCATATCTCTACTGTTTGGTGTGGTAATGGATTATTTTTAGTCCCTTCGGGCGGCATAAATAGAATCCAAGCAATGTTTGTAACGGAATCGTTTTTTGATTCTGGATCAGGATATGGAATATTTGCTCAAGGTAAAATTGATCTTTTAAGCATTAATCAAACATGGGCTTGCACCAATAAACAAGGAGGTATTTTATTGTATGGAATTAATGCATTAAATACAATACGACAAGTTGATTTGGTAAATGTTGTTGCAAGTAACAATCAATCATCAAGCGGTTCAAATGGCGATGGATTATTGTTTGGGCAATTTGCTTCTGGCATATCTGTAATTGGAGGTTCTTTTTCAAATAATGTAGGATCAGGAATAAGTGTGGTTGCAAATACAACTAATTTTAAAATTATAGGAGCAACCTGCGGAACAAGCGGTGAATTTCCAGCAAACCAACAATATGGAATTTATGTTGATAACGGGTCATCCGATGGATATACGATTGCAAATAATAGAGTAATCGGAAATTTAGTTGGTCAAATTTTTGATGGTGGAACTGGTTTAACAAAAACAATCTATCCAAACATTGGCGTTGGCACAGCAATAACTACAAACTCCGTTCAATCAGTTGATTGGGGAATTGATTTTGCAAAACAAGGAGCAGTATCTGTCGCTAACGGAACTCCATATCAACTTGGAACGGGGTCTGGACTTGTTTTACTGCACAATAATGGAACTGGTGATCTTGGAATGTTCTTGTGTTATGCTGGAACAGTTACAAAAGTATCAGGTGCAGCTTCAATGGTATCAGGTGCAGCCGGGGCAAACCAAATCGGATTAGCATACAATGCGGGAACTGTAAAATACCAAATATCAAATGGGTATGTTGCAGCGCAACAAATTGTCATATCCACAATTAAAACACGATCAGCATCTTAATGAACTTATACGACTACACCAAAGAAAAACCAGACTACGAAGTAGAACAAGAACGCTGGGAAAACGAAGGATATGATATTTAAACTATGAGCGCAAACATTAAAGCATCCACAGACGGAACACAGGCAATCATCGGCGTAGGTGGCGTTGACCAGATGACTGTGAGCAACGCTGGCGTAGTGACGGCAAACAGCTTTGTAGGGCTGAATAGCTCCAGCGTGACAGCAACTGGATCGACTACGGCAAGGACATTAGCAAACAGGTTCGCTGATGTGGTCAATGTGAAGGATTTTGGAGCAGTAGGTGACGGAGTTGCGGATGATACTGCTGCGATTCAAGCTGCTATTGCGAGCGGTTTTGGTTTGTTATGGCAAACAGGAACATATCGCATAACACAATCTCTCGTTTTAAATAGTGAGCAAACATGGAATGCTGTAGGAAAAGTAACAATTCTATATGATGCGGCATCTGGTTCTAATATTGTTCCTGTTTTAGACATTAGAGCAAAAGCATTTATTACTGGAAACTTTATTGTAAACCAGCAAGCAAACACAAAATCTTTTGGCTCACCTTCAATATATGGAGGAGAAGCTGGCGCAGGGTCTGCAATCCTTGTTCAATCTGATTATTCAAATATTGATGGATTGACTGTAATAAATTCTTGGGGCAATGGTATATTTGTTGCAAAATACACAAGTATATCAACATCAACATTTGTATTTGGTAGCCCGAAATATGTTTCTATAAGTAATGTAAAAACAATACTTTGCGGTGTTGGAGACAAGCAAGGTTCTGGAATTAATATTGGATCAGCATCATTGTGTGTTGTATCAAACTGTATTGACAATGCGAGTTACAATGGATTTATTTTAGACACAGGTGGCGGCGGCCAATGTATGTTTGTAAACTGTCAAGCAATGCAAACAAAAAGGGATTCCTTTGTTGCGGGTTCTGGATATGGATTTTATGTTGGCGGCACAGACTCCACTTTTGCTAACTGCTATTCTTACTTATCAGAGTATAGAGGTTGGTGGCATGATACAGGGCAAAATATTGAGTATGTAAATTGCGCTGCTTATGTTCCGCAAAACGAAGGTTTATACATAAAGTCAGGCATAGCTACCTTTGTTAACTTTAGGGTTAAAAATGCTTCTGCTGTTGGGCTGAATGTTGCGGATGCAATTTTAATTGATAGTAGTGCTGTTGCAATTGGACTTGTTAGTATTGATGCAAGAATTATTGGCACAAACCATCGTTATGCAGTTAACGCAACGGGTGCAAATAACATCAATGTATTTGTAAGCGGTATGGCAACTGCTGCAACAGCGGTTGTCCCTGCTTTAGCGGCAAATCATTATGTAGGCACAAACCTTCAAAGCCAAATACAAGCTGGCTTGTGGGGATTTAATAAAAATGCTCCAGTGTATACGCACGACATTTTAGGTAGGACGAGGTTGACCGCTGGCGTTGCAAACACTTCATATTTAGTAAATACCTTTGGAGATGTTTCTGGAAACGGAACATCTTTTGTAGAAGATTTTGCAACAAATGCTAAACGCGCTGCTTTGGGCTACGATCCTATCAACGATTGTTTTGTAATCCAATCTATTCATTCTGGAGTTGCTACTAAACCATTATTCTTAAACCCAAGTGGTGGAGATGTTATGGTCGGTAATGGTTTATGGACATCTCCTGTTAGATTAGGTAATTATAGATTGTGGGTAGATAGCTCTGGAAGGTTACGAATAAAATCTGGCGCACCGACTTCAGATACCGATGGAACAGTAGTCGGAACACAATCATAAACGATGTATGAATAAAGTTACATACGAAAGTCCAGATAAAGGCAAAACAATCTACGCAAGAGAGAATGGCACTTTGAATAAAGTTTTAATCAAAAAACCTTGAAAAACTACATCAACATATCTCATATCCTAATATGCCTTGCACTCCAAGGCATTGGATATGCTTTGACAAAGAATCCGTTTATCGGTGCTATTGCGGGAATCTTCTTCTTCGCAGGCAGGGAAATTTCTCAAGCCGAGTATCGAAATATAGAAGCATCTCCAAGTAAGTTGAGAAAAGATATGAGTGTGCTTGGTGGTTTCAATCCGAAATACTGGACGCAGAAAGCATTCTTTGCAGACTTGACAATCCCTTCTGTAATCGTGATAACAATAGCAATAATCTTACAATATGCCATACGCTAACGAAAAAGTTAAACTCAAATCAGATTTCATCAACCTTGGAGAAGAACTTAAGTCTGGTGGAATGACGATCTCAATGGGTTCTGAAGAATCTGAAGAATCGCCAAAATATCACTATCCTTCGCTATATTTTGACAATGTAAAAGGCCTTGAAAAGCTCGGAAAGGAAGGCATGGCAATTATCCATTACAAAAAAGTGATGGAACGCACAGAAGATATTACTCGCAATGGCAAAAATGAGAAGCGGCATTCCGTTGAGCTTTGCATCTGCGGCATCAAGCCAGAATGTTGCGAAGAAATGCCAGAAAACGAAATGGAAGAAGAAGAGGACGATGAGGACGCAATCGAAGTAGGCTTGAAGGCAGCCGAAGGCGAATCCGAAGAAATGGAAGAAGAAGACGAAGAGGAAAACGAAGATTAAATTTATGCCACCTAAAAATACGCTTCCAACCGAAGCACCAACTCCAACCACAGAAGCGATGCCGGGTGAAATGGCCGCACCAACTCCCGACATGGTTACTCCTACAGGTGGTCAAGTTATGGTTCAAATGCCATCTGATGCTTTTGATGCAATTTACTCTCTTGTAACTGAACTTGCCAGTGGCCTTGATGCATTAAAAGCTGATGTTGACAAACAAAAAGGTGAATCTGCATCACCAGCACCTGAAGGCGCTGAAATGGCTCCAGAAGCGCCAGAATCAACAGAAGACGAGGAATTCTTGAAAAGTATTGCAGAGCAAGGTTCGATGCGCTAATGTCGCGCCATGTTTGTTTCTGACATTTACGAAGAATGCGCTGAAATTCTAGGAACGACTGATTCTAAAAAAATCTTTCGCAAAATTCAGCAAGCCGTTCAGACATTGCTTGAGTCTGGACATTGGACTCATGCCACCGCAGAAGTTGATGTTTGCACGGGATGGGATCGTTGCTCTTTGGCACTTCCTTATGGCATTGATGTTCCGCTTGCTGTCAATGTGGATGGCTCTCCAACATATTTCAGAAACAGACTTTTCCAGTATCATGTAAACAAAGGTGGAGTGTATAATTCCGTTGAATGGGCGTGGGATGATCGTGGATATACAGCAACGCTCATGGACATAATTAGTCCATCTCAACTTATTGCGGTTGCTGAAAGCAATAACGATGTTGGCAAGAAACTTCGCGTTCTCGGAATAGACCAAAACAATCGCATTCTCCGTTCGCAAATGCCGAATGGCGCTGGTGTTGATGGAATCCTTGTTCCTATTCACTCACAGCAAGACTTCCAGTATGGAACGATCGCTCCTGATGATGCAACGATTGCTACACGAAATGTTGCAATTACTCCGATCACCAATTTTACAACAGCAACACCTCATGGCCTGACTTCTGGCCAAGGAATGTCAACTAAAGTCATCAGTGGAACTATTCCTGTTCCTCTAAATGATGGCCAAACATACTATGTCGGAGTTATTGACGCATACACCGTTCAGTTGTTCGGCGATTCATTGAGCGCAGAAGCATTACAGTATCCTATTGCGCTTTCTAGCATCATTGGATTTGGTTCAATGCAACTTCAAGATAAACGCAATGCAAGCGTTGTAACTTCAATGGAGTTTGCGTCTGCACCATCGTTTGCGATTGATTCTCCAAATGAAGTTGTTTTTCCAAACACTCCGCTTCCTTCTCCGCTTGAGGTTGATAAAACTTACTTTGCTCAACCTATTGATTCAACGCATTTGAACATTTTCAGTTCGCTTTCTGACGCAAAAAGCAACACGAATCCAGTATATACAACTGGATCAATGAATCCGATTGATATTGATATTCGCAAAGCAATTGTTCCAGAAACAAAACTTGTTTTCAGTGTTCGACATTACTTCAATGATGGAGACCAAGTTCAGGCATTTACTTCTGGTGGAACATTGCCACAACCTCTTATTGCGAACCAGAATTACTTTGTAAATATTATTGATCCATTCTCTGTTTCGCTTCACGAAAACCAAGCTGACGCCCTTGCTTCAAGCCCTACAAACTTCGTAAATCCAATCAAGATTACAACGGCTGGAGCCGGAACAAATTCGCTTGTGAAATTGATTCAAGCAACATCTAAAGTTGGAACAGAAAGTCAAATTACAGCTCAAGGACTTTCTATTGGAACTCCTTCTGGCTCTGGAGCGCAATTTCAAGCAAATATTGTTGGCGTGGTAACATCTACTCGCGTAACTGCTGGTGGAAGCGGATACGGAACAACCGTTCCGAATGTGACATTCTCTCAACCAACCGATCTTCCTGCTGGAAGCAATCTTCAAACTCGCGTTGCAACTGGATATGCAGTTCTTGTTTCTGGTGCTGTAAATAACATTGTAATCACTGATGCTGGACAGGGGTATTCTTCCGCTCCAACAATCACGATTGATCCTCCCCCCGGATTTCCCGGAACTGGATTAGCTCAAGCAACGGCAACAGCAACAATTACTACATCATTTGTTTCTGGATTTACAAAGATTTCTGGCGGCTTTAACTATGCTGAAGTGCCGCAAGTAAAAATTAGCGGTGGCGGAGGAACTGGAGCCACAGCAACAGCAACGGTCAATAATACAAATCTCTCCGTTTCTTCTATTTCTCGTGTAGGAACAACTGCTACTGCAACAACATCAACTTCGCATGGCTTTAGTTCAGGTCAGACCGTTGCAATTTCTGGAGCAAACGAAGTTGGATACAACGGAAATGTTGTTATTAGTGTTCCTCAAATAAATACATCTGTTTCGTCTATTACTCGCGTTGGAACACTGGCCACGGTGACAACTTCAACGAACCATGACTACAATACTGGTGATCGAGTTACTATTTCTGGAGCTACTGGAACATCTGCTGGATACAATGCAACTTACAATGTAACCGTTACTGGGCCGACTACATTTACTATAAATGTTCTTTCAACGCTTCCGACTCCTGCCGTTGGAACTATTGTTTCTTCCATAGCCGACAATACAGCTACTACATTCACATACACTGTCTCTGGATTGCTTCCAACTCCAGCAACTGGAACAATATCTGTATTTTCAGGTGAGGTAACTGGAATTAATGTTGTTACTTCTGGAACTGGATATACATCCATTCCAACCGTGACGATTACTCCTTCAACTGGCGTATTTGTAAATTTCTCATCTACTGGCTCATTGCCATCTCCCCTTGTTTCTGGAACATCATATCGCGCAGAAACACCACTTAACGGAATTACTGGAACATTCACGGTTAAGAACTCCGACTTCAGCGATGTTAATATCACTTCAGCCCCAACTGGAACATTTTATGTAGTTCTTTCTCGCGCATTCGGAGTTGATTTTACAAATAACTGGCTAGGAGACTTTACAAGCCTTACAAGCGGTCAACAAATTTATTTTGGAACTGACTATATTCTTCCAACAACATCTCCATCCATAGATAATGGTGTAACTCCATTCTATTTAAGCGTTGCGTCAAATACATTGGCAAAAGCATATTCAAATATTGGTTTAACTACTGTTATCAATGTAGATTCGTTTGGAACTGGTCAGACATATTACGCAATTCGCACTCAAGTTACTCCATCGGTTGATGCAAATTTAATTAAACCAACTAATCTTGGATACTTGACGGAAGATGAAGTCGTGCAGTTTAGCACTTCTGGAACATTACCGACTCCGCTTTTAACATCTACTGATTATACGATTAAAATCATCGGAGATGAAGTTCGTGTCTACAACGGATCGACTCCTATCGTTTTGACATCTACTGGAACTGGTCAATTGAGCATGGATATCATTCGTAATGTATCCGTTCAGGCATCTACTAGTATTGCCGCCGAAGCATCGCTTTACGAGACAGGAACACAGCTTGTAGCTCGCGCAAATGATGGAGATGTTTTGCCAACAGGATTAGTTGCTGGAACCAATTATTATGTTCGTAGAATCAACAATAATGTTTTTGAGCTTTACGACACTCTTAATAACGCAAAAAACTTGACATCCACAACTGGACGCAGGAGCTACACGAAAACTGGGAACTCTGTTTCATCTACATTCTTTGTTGATGCGATTTATGATCCGACATTCGTAAAATCTGTTGCTCATATCGAAAAACCCCTCACAGATGGATATGTTAGCCTCTACGCGTGGGATTATGGTCGTAGCAATGATATGACTTTAATCGGTCAATATCATCCGAATGAAATTAACCCAAGCTATCGCAGAATTCGCATTGGCAAGCCTTGCGCTTGGGCAAGGATCATCTACAAGGTAACTTCTCCAAGGATTTCCAGTCTTTACGACTTTGTTCCTCTGGAGCAGGAAAGAGCGATTATTGCTGCTGTTCATGCAGTTGACTTGGAAGATAAAGATTTTGCCGATCAAGCTCTGCGTTATTGGCAAATTGCATTTGGATACCTCAAGAATCAGCAAGAATCTATTGACGGACACTCTATGGTTGCACCGCAAGTCAATGGGATTACCTATGGTGATACCACTGATCCGGTAATGTTTTAATGAAATCACCGCAAATCACATCTGGTCGTCAGACAAAAATTACTGCTGGATGGAATCAAGGCGTAAATTCCGTTCGCAACCCATGGACATTGCCAGAAAATCAAGTCAAATGGGCAGTGAATTGTGAATTTCGAGGAGGAATCGCGCAAACTAGGCCGGGTCAATCCATGCGATTGTCACTTCCTCCCGGTAATTTTCAAGGTGGCATCCTTTTTTCCGCTAACAAGCAGTATAAAGCTGCCACAGCAACAGAATTTACTCAAATTTTTGACACAAATGGCGAAGGCGTGGAAGCAAACGAGCTTCCATACATTGTTTTTGCAGTAAATGGGAAAATTTATTGGAGTCCATTCCCGCTTGTTCAGCCGAAATCATGGAAACCATTCCAATTAACCAATGTTTCACTTGATTCTGATGTAAAACAAGTCGTTTTTGCTCTTGCTACGAAGTCTGCAAACATTTCTAGCGGCGGAGATGTCTCCGTGACTCCATCTTATCGAGTTTTGTTCATTCAAGACGGGATAAGCCCTCCGATTTACTGGGATGGATCAAATACAACAGGAGTTCAATCGTCAGATATCCCGACTGGGACTTGGATGGCATATTCTGGCAATCGTCTTTGGGTTGCTAACAAAAATATCGTTCTAGCATCCGATCTTGGAGACCCGACAAGCTGGAAAGAGCGCACAACTGGAACTGGGCGCGGAGATTTCTCATTCACTCGTCCAGTTACCGCTCTGGTCAACTATGTTGGACAGAATAACGACCAGAAACTTTATGTTTTTACAGATCGCGCTACCTATGCACTAGCAAGCGGTATTTATGACCGCGCCACATGGGCTACAACGGCAAATTTTCAAACTATTTTGTTCCCGACGATTGGTTGTATTGCTGGAAAATCTATCGCATTCCAAGCTGGAAAAATGTGGTGGTATTCGCAGGGAGGATTGATTTCAGCGGATGTCGCTGGAAACGCTTACTTGTCATCGCAGGTTCTTTATCAAGATATCGAGATGGTTCGCGCCAAAGCATACATGGCTGGTGATCTTACTGGAATCTGCGCTGCATCATTTGAAAACTATCTTCTATACAGCATCCCATACCTTGAGCCGTTGAATTCAGCTACAATGGTTATGGACTGGGCAATTGCCGCAGAGATGGGGCAATCTCGCATTCCTGCATGGTGTGGTGTATGGACTGGAACTAGGCCCGTAGAATGGACAACTGGAGTTGTTGACGGGCAACCTAGATGCTTCCATTTTAGTGTTGATTATTCGGCTGTAAATGATGGCTCCTATATTTCACTCTGGGAATCATTCATGCCAAATCGAATTGATTCGTATTTGAACATCAATCCAGATGGTTCAACGACTGAACTATTCAATCGCATTTATGCTCAAGTTGAAACCGCATTGCTTGGCGATGGTATGGACTACAAGCAGTTCGTCTATGCAGAGCTTGAGTGTTGCGAGATCGGAGGAACAGTTGATGTCAAGGCTTCATATCGTGGAAGCAAGGGTCAATATCAAAACATTCTTGACACTAGGATTCTTGCTGTAACGGAAGATTACCAATGGCAAAATTCCCCATACGCTTCACAAGTTGAAAAGTTAGGATTTCTAAATTCTCAATATCGCCGATTGATTACTGAATCGGCAACTCGCAACGCAAGTTCTGAAACATGCGAGTCATCACTTACAACTGATATTGACAAAGGATTTTCAATGCTAGTTGAATGGTGCGGTGAATTCGGAGTAGAGACGATCAGAATGTTTCAAGACCCGTGGAGCGAGAAATCAACTGGAGTTCCAAATCAAGACGAAAAGAAATCATGCTTGCTTGCTCAAGATGGATCAACGCTTACTCTTGACTTGCTTCCTAGCCCGTATGAGGCTCCTAATTCAGAACAGCAATCTTGGTATGCTAAAGTTTATAGAACCGTGACTCTAAATTGCACAAGTTCATCTGGAACAATCTCCGCAACAGCAGCCGCATCATTTCTGTCAAGCGTTTCCTATTCTCACGCTGAAGAGCAGGCCGCGATTCTAGCGCAACAAGCGGCAAATTCCGCCGCCCAACAATACTTGATTAACAATCCTTGCTAATATGCCATCAATTATTGACGCATCAGTAAAAGTGACTAATTTCCCGAATCGCTTTGTAAGTCCGTTTGGCGATGATCCAGTTGTTCCACTTTATTCTTCTGTTCCAATTCCAATCGGAGAAAATTGTATGCCATGCGTTGTGTGCGGGAATTTTTCTGAACGAAATAAAGTCATTCAGCAACAGGCAGAGAAATTCAAGGGATATTCGCCAACTGAATTGACTGGAAACGAGATTTCTGTAGGATCAAACTAATAAATAAATGAGAACAAGAATCGAATATAAATACGCAAAGCCGGGATCAAATGAGTTCTATGAATTGCAAGATTTCGCTCAAGAATTTGACCATGAAATTATTGAGCATCCTAGCATAAATGTTTATGCGCATTACTCTAATGGAAAACTATTTGGATATTCAGATCATGTATTTCTTCCTGTAGTTTATCCAGCATTTCATCCAAATTACACTAAACCTCAAGATGTTATTCAGGTTATGAGTGACTGGAAAGCGCACTCTCAATTGTCTGGTCAACCCGGATATATAGGAGTTCCGCTAATTAATGATCGACCAAACTTTAGCAATGAAGTTATGACCAAATTAGGTTTGACGAAAATGAACCGAGAGGTTTATAGTATGACTAATTTTTAATATGGGCGGGTCAAAAACAGTTGATGCAAGGCAATATTTGAGTAAACCAGATTCTTCGCGTGATTTGGCAATTCAAATGGCAATGATGCAAGCCCAAGCACAGCAACAGGAAAATCAAGCCAAATTGCTTGATGCTTATGCAAAAATGGCTCCAGCACAGCAAGAGTATGATGCTCTCAAGGAGTCAAAAAGACTTTCTGAACTTGGAATGGCGAATGTTCAGCGTTCTAGGGAATTGGAAAAAATGGTTTCTCCTGAAGCGGCGCAAATGCGACAAGCTCAAGGAGCTGAATTAGCTAGACTTGCAAGCATTGATAACGCAACTCGCTACATGAATGAATGGGCGCGGAATCAAGGTCTTATTCAAGGCTACGAGACAGGACTTGGTGATTCAACGATTGGTCAGGCCGCAATGTATGATGCAGCATTAAAGGCTAAAGCAAATTACGATCAACAAAATCTTGCACTACAGCAAGAAACTCTTCGTCAAATGCAAGCTCCTGTTGGTGGAATTGATCCGACATCTTCCATTTCAGCGCAAGAAGCTAATAAAGCCGCTAATTTGCAGGCAATGCAAAACTGGCAAAATGCCATGTATGGCAACATTGGTGGATACAACCAATCCGTTGCCGATCAAATGGCGCAATCTGGAGCAAATTTCCAAAACTTGTATCAAAACGCAATGCAAAACAAATTGAATTACCAAGGTGCATTGCTTGGACAACAAGCTCAAAACCAAGCTGCACGAAATGCAATGACTGGTGCATATATTCAAGGCGCTGGAAGTATTGTTCAAGGTGCGGCTCAAGGTGCGGGATCGGCTTTTGCAAATAAAACTTGGGGCAGTGGCGGAGATTAATTTATGGCATACCCAAAACCAGATTCAACAGCAGCACTCCAAGGATTAATGATTCAGTCGCAAGGGCAACTTGCGATGTTGCAAAATCAAGCGAACCTTCTTAAAGCCTATTCATCTCAAGCTCCGTTGATGCAGTCGTTTGATGCAGCTAAAACCTCACAGCAGGCGGCAGAGTTTGGAATGGACAACTTGCAACGCTCGAAAGAGTTTGATCGGTTGTTGAATCCAGAAATTGCCAAGATGCGTGATGAGCTTGGCTCGAAGGTTGCGGAAGCCACCAATCTTGATGCTTCCAAGCAATGGATGAATAATTGGGCGGTTAAAAAAGGATTGATGAACCAATCTGGATTGGGAACTGATAGCCTTATTGGTCGATCCGCTATTTACGACGAAGCAACTGAAGCTGGGAGACAAGCAAGGTTGCAGAATCTAGCAATTCAGCAAGGATATCTCGCTCAAACTCCCGCTCCAATCGGCGGACTTGATCCCGCATCAATTATTGCAGCAGAACAAGCCGCAAAAAATCAAAATTTGGCGGCAATGCAACAATATCAAGGGAATGTAATGCAGGGAGCGCAACAATTAAATCAATCAACAACTGATTGGATTAATTCAAATCTTGGACAGCTACAAAAAATAAATCAAAATCAGCAGCAAAGCCAGCAAAATTACGAGCAGATGTTGCTTCAAAATGCTCAACAAAATGCAGCCAGCTCCAATGCTCAAAAAGGTCAAATGATACAAACTGGAGGCGCTGTTGCGGGTGCTGTCTTGGGAGCGGCTATCATTATTTAATGAAAGAAAAAATAGATAAAACAATAGATAAAATCAAAGAATGGAACAAAAGATGGCCTAGAGCAGTGGTTTTGTGGAGCGGAGGAAAAGACTCCACGGCATTGCTTCATCTTATTAAGTTCGGAGCGGGAATTGATCTTCCTGTCATTCAATACCGAGAACCAAAGTTGCGTGAGCGATATGCTTACTCTGACAAGTTAATCAAAGACTGGAAACTTGAAGTCTATGACTATGCGCCTAGTAAAATAGCTATTGCTGACGGGCCAGATGTTGAAACTGGAGAGCTTCGCTTTGATTTTATTAAATACATGCAATGGGGGCAAGGAACAGCAGTTTGTTTGTCTCTAGGAACCGAAAGGCCAAAAGAAGGAGAAGATTTTCTTTGTGCTGTCACTGATGTTTTACAACGCCCAACAGGAACATTTAATTGGCCATGGGGAGCAGTGTATATTGGAACAAAATATAGCGATACAGACCTAATAAAAGGCCATGTTCCGCTTGCTGTTGATATTCGATATGCAGAGAACTCGCCAATGTCTCTTTATCCGTTGCGAGATTGGAATGATGATGATGTATTCAAATATCTTGAGGATAATAATGTCGCTCCAGACCCGACTAGGTATATTAAAGGAATCAACAAGTGGACAAACAATCCAGACAAGTCTCTAAATGCAGACTTTTATCCGATTTGCTTTAATTGTGTAAATCGACATGAAGGAAAATATGTTGATTGTCCTAAACTGAAAGCAAAAGTATCCAATATCTCTCATCTCGCCCCATATGAGGATTTAGTTAATGACGATTTAGGATTTCGTCCTATTACATGGAACAAATAAATGAATTTGATTGTAAAACATGCGGTGCTTGCTGTTGTTTTAAGTGGTCTTGGCCTGTATTTAAGAGGGACAGGTCAGATGCAGCAGGAATACCAAAAGAAATGCAAAGATACGACTATCCTTTAATGAAAACTACAGACAATCGTTGCATTGCATTAGGAGGAACCGTTGGAGAATCTGTTTGTTGCAATATTTATGAAAATAGGCCAAATTCATGCCGACGATTTGATCCGGGAAGTGATTTATGTAAAGAAGCTCGAAAGAAAGTTCTTGATTTAGATTAATATTAACAATAATAAAACAAAAATTATGGGTGGACGACGATCAAAACCTAAACAAGAATCCCAACAGCAACAGCAATCTTCTGGCCCTGATCCAATGATTGCATTTATGGCTATGCAACAGCAACAGCAAGCCGCACAAGCTCAAGCAGCCGCTGAAGCTCAAAGGAAAGCTCAAGAAGAAGCTCAACGACAAGCTGGAATGCAAGCCATGCAACAAGGTGAAGCTACCGCACGCCAAGCATTGAGTGGAATGAATGTTGGTCAGCAAGCGCAAGACCAAGCTACTATGGCAGCGCAACAAAAAGCATCTGCTGGAATGGGTTCTGGAGCGACTGCTGGAGGATACAATGTTGGCGCAACTGCTCAACCAAGCGTTTCAGCCGCCCCTGTTCAACCCGGCATTGGAGCCGCTGCCGCCATGGCCGCAAATCAAGGTGTTGGCGGAACCCAACAAAGGTTAAATCAATTTAATACACCGTCCATTTCTGGACTAACATTCGGAGGAGCATAATATGGGAGGAGGAAGAGGAGGAGGTTCCAAACCAAAACCAAAAGCAGAAGGGCCAGACCCGATGCTTGGATTCTTGGCTCAAATGCAAGCACAGCAAGCCGCTCAAGCTGCTGCCGCTCAAAAGGCACAAGAAGAGGCGCTAAAGCAGTCGCAAATGACCGCTGGGACTCAACGCCAACAACAATCAGAGCAAGCCGCTAGGCAGGAACTAGCGACAATGGGTTCCATGCAATCAATTCGTGATGCAAACGCACTTCTTGCCGCACAACAAGCACAGGCTACCGCTGGTCAAATGGCAACTGGTGGAGGATACGATGTGAATAAAGCTCGTGAAGAAGCTCTTTCCAATCTTGGTGCAGCGCAAGGAATGTTGCCTTCTACACCTTCTAATCTTCCATCTACCGCAGTTAATCCCGCTCTTGCTGGACTAGTAAATCAAGGTGCGGCATCTACCTCAAAGAAAGCTAATATTTTCTCACTTCCTTCATCTAGTGATCTGAAATTTGGAGGAGCTTAATTATGGCAATTTCTTATTCCGGCGAAGGCTATAAGTTCCAGCCTCAATTCGCCAATCTTGGTGCATTGCAAGGTTTGACTCCACTTGATGTAACTCGCAGAGCGGAATTCGAGCTTCGTCCATTAACATACGCTCCCGTTCCATCCTCGCGTCCAGAGCTTGTGTCTGAAGGAATTTCAAAGGGAATTCTTTCCGCTGTCGGAGGAATTACCGAAGGAATTACAGCTAAATATAAAGCGGAACAAGCTAAAGAAGAGAAAAAAGAAGAGAGAAAGCATGAGCTTCGAGTTGCAGCTATCAAGGCATCATCTCCAGAGAATACATGGCTTGATAAGGAGCGAATGAAGTTTATTGCTGAAAATTCTCAAAGAGCAGATTTTCAAGAACGGCTTGACGCATTCGATAGGGCCGCTGAAGATATTAAAGCTAAAGTTCCAAGTTCAGTAACAAATAAAACTGATACCGAAGAACCTCCTATAAGTGCGCTTCCAGAAGAAGTGCCTATAGTTGAAAATCCTCTTCCAGATTATGGATCAACAGCTGCATGGCTGGCTCCAGAAGAAAAGCCAGAAGAAGGGTTTAGTTTTTCTTTGAGAGAAATAGCAAAAGCAACGCCAGCTCCAAAAGAACAACCACAGCAAGCCGAAATTGTTGCTCCTGAAGCACAGCAAGCAGTTCAACAGGCAAAACAAGCCCCCACTGATTCGGCTCCAGCAACAGGAGTAGAAACGCCACAACAACCTCCGAAAGTGGATTATACAGTATATGAAGAACCTGTTGTTTCTGGCGAAAATAAATTTGAAACCGAAAAAGAAGCTAGGGCTAATAAGCCAGCAAAAAATCCAGATTGGGAATTTGATCTTACAACAGATAAGGATGATTGGTTTTCATGGAAAGCAAGGAATGTAAGAGGTGACAGGATCGGTGAACAGCAAGAAAAGTTAAAAGCTTTTTACGACGCTCAAAATTTTGCTTTGAAACAGCAAGAAGCTGAATCTAAATCTAATAAGATAACAAAAGATAATGTAAATCAATATAAAACGCAGTTAGAACAAGCATCTACATCTGTTAAAGAATTAGATCAGATGATAGATATAATAAATAATAATCCAAGTTCTGTTGGAGGCGTTAGTGGTTATGTTGCAAATGTTCCATATACTCCAGCTAGGAGATTGAGGGGATTAATAAATCCAGCAAAGATAGCGATTTCACTTAATGCTTTGATGGAACTTAAAAAAGCAGGAATTAGTGTTGGACAACTAACAGAAGCAGAAAGAGAAGCATTATCGCAAACAGAAGGAGCGCTGGATTTGGATAGACTGGAATGGACAGATATCCTTCCAAGGCTAATAACCATTAGAGATGCAAGATTGAAGTTTATTAAATCAGCAGTAGATGAAATTAAAAAGGTTGATGAAAAATACGAGCCTCCATCTTTGGTGTATCCAAAAACACAAACATCTAAATCAAAGACGCAATCTTCAAAAAAAGTGCAAGTAATTAGTCCAGATGGACAAGAGGGAGAAATTCCAGAATCTCAAGTTGATGAAGCTATAAAACAGGGGTATAAGCTGAAATAAATTAAAATGGCAATTAATTTTACTCCTACAAAAAAAGAAAATGAAAATGAGAAGAAGGATGATTCTTCTAATAAATCCATTTCATTTACTCCAAAAGAAGAAAAGGAATCTAAAATAGATTTTTCTGAAGTTGAAGAAGAACCATCTACGACTGCATCTGGACTTGCTGGCTCTGTTGTAAGGGGAGTTGTTCCAACAATAGCTGAATCAACTGCTGGAGCAATACTTGGAATGCCACTTGGTTTTCCCGGAGTTGCTTTAGGGGCAGCGGCTGGGCCTTCTGTTGGTGCAGTTTCTGAAATGGCTGGAGGTAAAAGTTTGGTAAATTCAATAGCTGAATTAACCACCGAATCAGTAAATAAATTTCTAGGAACTCATTATAGTGTTCCAGAGGATGCTGTAACCGCTGCACTTGATGCTGTTGGCGTTCCAAAGCCGAGGACATACGCTGAAAGAATGACTGAAGCTGTTTCGCGTGGAGTCACTGAAATGGCGACTGGCGCTGGTGCATTAAAAGGATTGTCTAAAGCTGTATCTGCTGGGAAACTTAAAGATTTTGCAGAGGCCATGGGAACATCACCAGTGGGACAAGCTGCAATTGGCGGTTCTGTTAGTGGCGCTGTTCAGCAAACTGAAGAAATGGGAGGAGGGCCACTTGCTCAACTTGGGGTTGGACTTGGTGCTGGACTTATTGGTGTTCCAGCCGTTTCTGCTGTTGGCGGAACACTTGGAAAATTGGTTCCAGCAATTCGCAGGGCAGGTCAAGCTGCAAAAGCGGAAGAATTGGCTGCTGGAGTCTTGCGTGAGTCAACAATAGGAAAAGAAAAAGCGATACAAGCATTGGCAGAAGCTCCAAGTGTTACTGAAGCTGGAATCAAGCCGATGACTGGAGATATCACGGCTGATCCAAAGATGATTCAGTTGCAAAACAAGTTGCGCTCAATCTCCGATGAAATGATGACTAGGGATATTGAAAATGTCGCTGGAATATCTCAAAAATTAGAAAAAGGAATGGAGCAAGCAGGCGCAACTCCAGAACAGGCACAAGCATATTTTAAGGCAGAACTTGACGATATTACAAATCAAGCAGAACAAGCCAAATCTTCGCTTATCGCATCTGGTGATGCTGAATCCGCTAGAATTCTTGATGAAGCATCTATTTTTGCAAACGAACAAAAACAACTTGCAGAACAAGGAATTCAAACATCAAAAGAATCACTAGAAAACGCAACGGAAGCATTAAAGCAAAAATTTCAAAGCGTTAAAGATAAAGTTGATGCAAATCAAAGAGATCAGGCAAGTGAACTTGTCACAAATGTTATTTCAAATCAAAGATCAAGGCAAAAAGACATCATAAATCAAGCATATGATGCTGCAAAAATTGAAACCCCACCGTTCCAGCAAAATGAAACGGCAAAATCAATAGAACAAATAGTTAAAAATAAAGAAGTTTCATCTGTAGGAGGAATTGAATCAATTCAAGATCAAATTAAATTGAATCCTAATATTCCAAGCCACATTAAAAGTCTTTACAAATCAATTGTTGATAATGAAGGAAATTTTTATTCTAGGGAACTAGGTGATTTAACTGCAAATATCAAAGAAATAAATGCTGCAATTAGAAAAGAACCAAATGAAAATAATAGGAGGCTTCTTCTTATTGTAAAAGATGGTCTTAATAAGGATATTGAAAAGCTCGGTGATGTTAATGAAGCAGTAAAGAATGCAAATAAACTATATGCTCAATATGCAGATGTTTACAAAAAAGGAGCATCTAAAAAAGTGTTTGATGAGAAGGTTGAACCAAGTAAATCTCTATATGAATACTTAAAACCATCTCAAAAACAGCTAGGAAAAGAAGAAATACAAAGACTTAAAAAAGCGATTGATGTAAATCCAGAGTTTTACAACAAGCTAACTCCAGAGCAAAGAATTCTTGCTGATGCGGATAGGGAGACGGCAAGAGAAGCTATTAATAAATGGGTATATGGCACAATGGCAGATGCCATGAAAGAAAGCAATACATCTCAATCTATTAAAAACTGGGTTACAAATGTTGGGCAAAGAATTTCCAAAGAGTTTCCAGATGAATTTGATAAAGACAAAGGACAAATTATCAAGTCTATTAATGATTTCCAAAATCTTGAAAAAGCAAAAAATGAGGCCAAGATATTTGTAGAAAAATCTAAAAAAGAAGCTCAAAAGCTAGGGAAAAGTGCTTCCGATGCAGAAAGCGAAGCGAATGAAAGAATTCGTTTAATCGAAAAATCATACAAAAAACTAGCTGGTGAATTGAGTGACAATTTACAAAAATCAATTGATCCATCAAAAAACCCAGCCGCCGCTTTTGTTGGAGGAAATCCTCAACAAGTCATTAAGAGAATTATGTCTGGGCCAAATGTTCAGGAAAACATTTCTAATTTAGTTGAGAAGGCAAAACAAGACCCAAGCGGAGAAGCTATAGAGGGATTGAGAAACGCATTTAAGGGATGGCTTAATACTACAGCAAGAACAGGAGAAACGGTTGGAACAGGGATTCCGAAAGAAGTTGCTTCTCCAGAAGATTACGCTGCAAATTTGGATGTATTAAGAAATTTAATTATTAAAGGAAGCCCTACTAGAAATGCACTTGAAACTGTATTTGGAAAAGAATCTTCTGATTTAAGAGTTCTTGATGAAGTAAGGCGTCAATTAGAAATGATTGAAAGAAGAGGGAGGGCTTCAATTGCTGAACCTGCAAAACTGGAAAAAGCAGGACAGGCAAAAGAATCTCCAGTCAAAGATACATTACTTGAAATCGCTGCAATTACTGCTGGCGGAGTAAGAGGATTCGTTGCATTTAAGGGAGTTGATTTGCTTCGCAAAATACAAAAAACATATGGTCAAGAAACATTGGAAATCATGCGTAAAATGCTGACTGATGCAATGCTTGATCCAGAGATTGCAAGAACCATGATGTTAAAGCCAACTTCTGAAAATATGCCAAAAATTAATGATTTATTTAATATGTATGGCATGGCAATAAGAGGAAAAGCTGGAGTTGAAGCAGTTCAAAAACAAGAAACTCCAACTGAAGAAGTTGAGGAGTAATGCCTAAAATCATCACAATTCCGAAGATTTCTTCTGTTAAGAAATCTGATTCTGATGAGCGTATTGTTTCTGCAACATATACTGATCCAGAAACAGGCGAGATAACTGAAGGGGAATCACATAAAGACGCTAATCCTGATGCTCCAGATAAAGATTCTGAAAGGGAAACGCCTGAATATGGATTTAAGACCTCGAAAGGTCGCATGGTAAGTCGCAAGCAAGCATACGACATTGCAAAAAAATCGAACCAACTAAAGTCTGCGAATCCGAAGAAAATTCTCCATACAACCAACCTCAAAAAATATAGAAAAACAAAATAATATGCCACTACGCAAATGTGCCTCACAGAATTGCTTCACTCGCAATTTGAAAACTGAAATCAAATCTGGCAAGCCCGTCAAACAAGCTCTTGCCATCGCATACAGCGTCCAACGCAAGGCAAAATCCAAGAAGAAAAAGTAACAGATTGTTTTTCAATTTCACCCGATGACAATTCACACTTGGACAATTTTGGTGATTGCTACGGCATCGTTTATTGCTGGTGGTTTTTGCATTGCTGCCGCTTGCTGGTGGGATGACAAATGATCACTCTTAAAAATATTGATCCAGTTGCCATGCGCTATGCGACAACTGGAGATTGGGAATGGTTGCCTAATGGTGATTTGAAATGCACTTCAGCTGACTATGGAAATGAGGATGGATCGTTCCTTGTCAACCTACATGAGCTTGTTGAGGCTTGGTTGTGTAAGAAGGCAGGAGTCCGAGAAGATGAGGTCAGTAAATTTGACATTGAACATCCAGAGTTAGATGAGCCGGGAGATTCGCCAGAAGCCCCGTATTATCATCAACACCTAGTTGCCACACAGATTGAGCGATTGGCTTGTCAAGCGGCAGGAATCGACTGGAACGAGCATGACAACTGGGTTCAGCGAGTAGGTGACGAAGTTGAAAGAAAGCAAGAAGAAATTGTTCCATCAATCCTTATTGATGGGCCTAGATTCTGGGCGGAACTACACCTTTTCGCATTGCGTCATCGCAATAAAAATAGCACTGGATGGCTTAATGACTGGATCGCTTCTATTCCATTTAATGGATGCCCATGTAAAAGTCATCTTGAAGAATTCATGCAAGAAAATCCTCCAGACTGGAATGATTTTTTTTCTTGGACAATTGACTTGCATAATGCCGTAAATATTCGTATTGGAAAGCCGACAATGGATGTCGAAAATGCTAGGGAATACTGGTTGCAACGACATTTCTGAAATATGTCAAATAAATAAATATGACAATAATTAAGAAAAAACACAGAGGAACTGGATTGAAGCAATATTCCGCTGGAGGCTCATCAGTATATAGTGGTGGAGAAAATTACTATGACGATTATCTCGCTAGGTTATCACGAGAAGTAAGTGTTGCGTGTGACAAATTCTGGACAATGACCGAGGAGCGGCGCTACATAAACGAGAAACACTATAAATCAACTTCATTCTATAGAGAAGAATATGCCAAAGATCAATAATCACCCTGCATTTCCAGTAAACGCATTCCCCGGCGATGTTAATACTCCAAAAGTTCGGCCAAATTCTGGAATGTGTATGCGAGACTGGTTTGCTGGTCGTGCGCTGGAAGGAATCTTGTCAAATCCAGAAGAGCAAGCTATTGATGCAACTCCACAAGAAATTGCGTCATTGTCATACAAGTTTGCTGATGCAATGCTAAACGAAAGAGACACATGAAAAGTCAACCATCGGCATCAATAAAATTTGGAACACCTATGATTATTTCAAATGGTGCGTCTAAAAAGAAAAAGCTATCGAACATGAATGTTTCGGTAGTAAAACCAAAAAACAATAAACTAAAATCCATAAAAAAATGAGCGAAGAAAATAAAGAGCATAGCGGATTCTCCGAAGATCAAGTTAAAGCTATTGAGCATGTGCTTAAAGGCGTGAATATCGACGAAGTGAGCAAGGATGATGTTTTCCTTGATGTCATTAATCGTCTCAAGCGTTTCAACTTTGAAATGACTGTTGCATTGTATTTACTCGAAAAGAAAACGATAGCAGAAATGCCTGCGACACCCGTTGCAGAAGATGAAAGCGACAAATAAATACGCACGATCCTCGAAAGTTGTGAAAGGGGGTGAACGAGTCCAATCCTCGCGCTCCCACGCTTCAGGAAAAGCTCCAAAAGGACTTAATGGAGAAACTGGAGAGGCTGGACGAGGAAAAATTAAATCGTTTATCGTAAGAAATCACATGCTATCTACAAGGAAAGAACCATGAGCGTTGTAAGCGAAAGCGAAGATATTAAATCAAAGTGTAATTCTTGCGGAGTTCCTTGGGTTGACCATCGCGGCCCGACTTTGCTTTGCGAGAAAATTCAAGAGTGCAAGCGAGTAATTAAGGATTTGCTACACTATGTTGAGCAACCAGAATACATGCGCGATATTGGCGAAATGGAAGTCTATTACGATTTGATCGAGGACGCTGAAATTATTATTAAAGAGTTTTAATATGGAAACTCAAAAAGAATGGAATCATGGAGCAGGAAAAGGTGATAAGCCTCGTCCTGTAGACAAAAAGAAGTATTCAGAGAACTTTGATGAGATTGACTGGTCTGCTCACAAGAAAAGCAAGGCTACCGCTTGCAAAGAACAAACTCAATAAAGGCTTCAACGCCATCTTCAAATCGGAATGTTTGATCTTTGCTTGTTCCGATTTTGTAGTTGTAGTTTGAGTCAATAAGATCGCAGTAAATAATATCGCAATTAAACTTGTCTAACCACTCTGGTAGTTTTACATGATTTGGCGCTGGTGATCCGTCTTGCCAAAGTGAGAATGTTGATTTGTGGTCTGGATTGAATCGACTAGGCCAAATCATGCCTTCGTAAAGCTCCCACGATGGCACAGAAATGACCGCAAATCCCTTTGGCTTTAGAACCTTTAGCCATGAGTCCAAAGCGGCTTTAGGGTCTCTCATATGCTCCAAGCATTGCGAGGCATGGATGTAGTCAAAAGTATTTTCCAAAAAGTAATGATCTAGGTGATTAGCGTCACCATCTTCCATGTCAAATCCAATGACTCCATCAACCTTGATTAGATCATCACCTGCTCCAATGTCGATTCCTTCGCCTTGGAATATCTTTTTGAATAATGTTTGCTTCTCTGAAGAAAACCTACGATTCATTGCTTTGCTTGATTCTTTCATTTGATTAGCTCTACTTCTTCGCAGTTAAAATATCCACCAGCAAGCTCCCAGTATAGTTCATCTTTTTCCATCCTATTAGTTCCTTTTGCGTCTGGATATTCTTGCTTTATGTATTCCTTCAATGCTTTTTTTGTCTTGAATGCAGCTTCAGGAATTGAATTTGCACCATATCCATTCATCAATATGTATATTTTCACTTGATTAATTTAAGTGGGTCTATCCCGTCTATAAAGTAATTTGCGCCTTTGTATCTAACAATGCTATCTGGAACATCAATGCAAGTTTCTTGCAATAACGGATGGTGCATTCCTGCGGCCATCCAAAATGGAGATGATTGATTCCCAATGAACATGTCGCTTCCAGCAATCGCTTGAGCTATATCAAGGCAATTATTTGTGAGAAATCTGTCAACTTTCCCGAAATTCTGGACAAAATTGCCATATTCGTCATGAACTCCAATAAATACAACACGATCACGGATTTTCTCAATAAGTTCCCGCCATGGGAACAAATCATTACGATACCGAGTTGACCTGCAACACACAATTTTTCCTTGCAAGTTCAAGTTTGGCTCAACTTCAAGCCATTTTTCTATGCAAGGCTCAACGCGAAGCTCCATGGCCTGCATTTCAATAATCGTTCCTTTTCCCCAGTATTTTCTGAATCCGCACACATTGTAATCAATGTTCTTTGGTGTTTTCTCAAACGAAACTCCAGTAATGTATGGTTGTGACTCCAATAATGGCTTTAGTGACTCATATTTGAATCCCTCCATCATCAATTGTGGAGTTGAATTGTGGTCTGTAATTACTAAATGACCACCACCAAGTTTCCGCATCAATGGCAGGAACGCTATGATGTCACCAATGTGACCAGAATGGAGGAATCTACTCACGCCAATTCTTGCATGATTTCTGATTTTTTCTTATCGGACTTCCTAGCATGATGAACCTTGTCAATGATGCCAGAAAGATTCGTTTGAGGATTCAGAATATCACATTCAAATCGTAGTTTTGATTCGCAGATCAAATCCTCATTGATGAATTTCTGAATAGCCGCTGCACAATGCTCTTTTGTTGCGTAAAACAAGTAAGCTGGCTCTCCAGAAACAACACTCAATGTCGATTCATGCGAGTCAGAATCATTGCATGAAAATCCAAGATTCATTACATCGTAATCGCTCATCCAGCCTCCTCCAGCGGCATGAAGCGCACACCAACGAGAATAACGAGCCGCAATCAACGGAAAGTATGGCTGCATATCTTGTGGCAACGCGAACGAGAACTTCATTAGCTTTCCCATCAGTTTTTGATGCAAATTGCTAGATTGAGCGTGCGATCTATTTAGCATCACGCATTCCCAACCATTCTTTTCCCATGATGTCTTCCACCAATTAGCGCAAGCAAATTCTTCGGTTTGAGGAAGGATTTGAATGCTTTCGTAGTAAGCGTATATCTTCTTTTTCATCAATATGTTTTGAATCCGACATGGAATACAGGAATTCCAAGATCGACATGAGGTTGATGCCCTGCTTTCTTGGCTCGCATACAGAACGATACATCTTCACCAGTTTGCGAGTTAATCGGATGGAAGAAATCAAACGCCGCATTCGGATCATTCGGATTTACTGGTGCGAGGTCTGGATTCTGCTCCATAATGTCATTAAATACATTTCGATGGACAAGCATACATCCAGTTGCAACCCAATCGACAGGAGCAATGACATCGGCATATTCCCTAGCTTTTTGCGCTAGAGAACGATCAGAACACATGATTGGCGCACCTTCTTGGCGACCAAAATACGCTCCGCCAATGAGTGTTTTGCCACTACCAATCAAGCGATGAATGACATGGCGCTGGAGAGGCAAATCTGGCAAATTACGAGCCGCATGGACGGTTGCTTTCATCCAAGCGGGGCGACCAATGCAAGGAATAATGTCATCATCAAGCATCAATAGCCATTTCGCGTCAGTTTCAAGGAACTTCTTCGCAAGCGTATTGCGAGAATGATAAATCATCGCATCTCCGATTGACATATCAAAGCGAATCTTATCCCGACCAAAATCAAGTGCCATTGCAATCATCGCAAATGCCGTGACGGGATTCGTGGTCTTATAGCACGGGAATCCAACCATAATGTCACGACCAGCGAATTCGCAACGATAACTTGGCAATCCTTCACTATTTCGGGACTCTACAATTGGTTGCTCTATTGTTAATGTTTTGTGTGGTGTTTCGACGGAAATATCACTACTTTTTTCCGTCATAACTGGAGGTTCAATTTCAATCTTTGGTTCAGCTTTTGGCTTTCGTCCGGGTTTATTTTTCACAGGTTCGTCGTATTTCGAGAAATCTCGATTCGATTTTGGTATATTTGGTTGATTGACTGGCTTAACAACTTGACCCGGCCTAGCGAACGGATCGAAGTTCTCAAGCGCATTCATGGTGATTTTTTCGTCTGGAGATACTTTTGTTTGCATATTTATATTTTATTAATAATTGTTTTAACTTTAGTATAAATGCCCCCAACAGGATTTGAACCTATAACCAATCGGTTATGAGCCGACTGCTCTAACCATTGAGCTATAAGGGCTAATTTATCAACCAAGAGCTTCGTCTAGTCCAAGATCAATGGCATCTCCAGAACTCATTTTAATTCGATCTGAAAGATTCGATGGCTTGTTAGATGCTGGAGTCTTAACAGTCTGTTTAGGTAGCTTGGAGCTTCCTTTGAGCTTGTTATTCTCATCAGTCAATCGCTTCACTTGCTCAAGCAGTGCGTTCTTTTGCGTTTGTTCTGTTCGCAATTGATCTGTCAGCACATGGCTAAAAACAGCGGCAGCGGCAACATTGGCTCGCTCTTGCGCAGTCGTTGGCCACAAAGCAGAGTTAAACTTGGTAGCAAGGTCTCCAACTCGCTTATTATGCGACTCAATTTGCTGAATCTGCTCTGGAGTAGCATCTGGTTTCGGTTCTACGAATCGCGCCCAAGGCAATTCTTTCGTGATTTCATCCATGTAGGAGTCGATTTGCTCAACTTCTTTGGAATACCACTCTTTATTTGCCGTTTCACGCTGTTGCATGATTTCTTCAGCGTGTTCAGCGGCATGAGCAACTTCCGCTTGTTGCTTCTCATTGAGGTCAGAAACATCAACTAGGTTGCGTTTGAGCTTTTCAGCGTCAGTCAGAGGAAGATTATTAAAAGCAGGTTGCTTCCAAAAGGAATCAGCAATCTTGTCTGGGCCTCCAGCCTTCTCAATGCTTTCGATTACTTCATCTCCAGCACCATGCTTTTTCAGAATTCCATATATACTTTCTTTTGCGCTTCGGATTGGCGCTTCGTATTTACTTTTGAACTCTGGGTCGTTTTTGATGTCGAAGATTGCGCGGAACTTTTTGAGTTCTTCGTAGTCCTGCGGGATTTCTTTCCTTTGCTCTGTTTCGGCGAGTCGCTGACGCAGAACTTCTGCTTCGGCGGCTTGTTGCTTGTATTGGCTGGCAGTCTCTTGTAGTTTTCGCCAATTGCTTTGGTTTTTTTCCGAGAGATTGCGAGGTTGCTCAATGGCTGCGATTTCTGGATCAATTTCGACTTGCGGCTTTGCTTCGGCTTGAACTGACTCAACTTGGGTTGTGGGTTCAGCGGAAGGTTCAGGGACAGGAGCAGCAGGTTCTTCCAAAACCGCTTCTGGTTCGCTAACCACTTCTTCAGTTTTGGTTTCAGTTGTCGGTTCAACCTCTCCAAGTGCTTCATCAAGGAGACTGTCGATTGCTTGGTCTGTAGTGTCATCAATTGGATCATTGTTTAGGCTAGGGTTTCCGAATCCCGTAACATCGGGTTCGACTGTATTTTCTGTATTGTTTTCTTCTGTCATAGATTTATTGATTGTTTTACTATTTCATTGATTTAGCGCCACGGCAACGCCATTTTTTACGAGAAAGGCTGTTTGGACTATTTTTATCTTTTTTCCAATCACCTTTAATTTTCAAAGAGCGAGCGCAATATGCGTCACCTTTTTTAGTTCCCGGACGAATTCGATCTTTGCCATCAGCAGCTTTTCCAGCTTGACCATACTTAACCGTCCTAGTGCGGCCAGTCGCTTTATTAACGACAATTTTAGTGAATCGTTTTTTTATTTCAGCCATTACTTTTTCTTAACGGTTTTAGCCGATTGTTTCAATGCTTTTGCAGTAGGAGCGCCTTTTGATCCGGGCTTCCTCATCTTCTCGCCGCTACCAGCAGCAATGCGTTCCCGTTTAGCGTGGATATTAGCCCACAATCCTTGTTGTTTAGTTCTTGCCATAATTACATTGTTGTAAAGTTTCCAGAAGAAGCGTCAGTGTCTTCATCATTTTTTGAAGATAAGTCAATCAATTCTTTAATTGCGTATTCAAAACCTTCTTTGAATTTTGCTTGCAATGCTACTTGTTCTATGCTCTTGCCGTTGCAAAGAGGAATGCGTGATCGGTAGTATTCAATCAGTTTATTGTTTGACTTAATAAGATATTCTCGAAGAGCAACGCTATCGGATTCTTTCCACTTCATAATTTGTTATAGATTTGTTTATTATTGTAAAGCGCCTCGACTACTTCAGTCCGGCTTCAATAGCATCATACGATGACATTGGCTTTTTTGTTAATGAATCCAATTTTTGTTGAATTTTTTTAGATTCATTTATTTGTTCTTCAGTTATATTTCCAGCAGATAAATCACCAGTAAGTATTCTTGCAATAATTGTATGTTTTAATGGTGTTTTATCTTTTATTTTTCCATATTCAGTTTCAGAAAATGCGGTTTCTTGTTCAGGCGTTAAATTGAATGCAGGGGATATTTTATTTTCCTTTAGATATTGTCTAATAGCTTCGTTTTTTGCCACCAATTTTTGTTGCTCTGGAGTATTTTTGCTATATGGATTTAATGTTATCGCATTATCTTCTGTTGCCATTCCTGCGACTTCCGGCCTTTTTTTGAAAAACTCTTCTTCGCTTTTGTATGGTTTTCTTACTGGATAACCATATATTGATTCATCTTGATTTTTTGGAACAGAAAAATATCTATCACCAAACTTTTTAACTTCAAATCCTCGTTCAGCTTCTCCTTTAATCAAGTCATCGTGACTTGGATGACTTGCACCTTTTAGAACGATATAAGACTCACCAGAAGGAAGTCCATGCTCTTTGTATTTTTGGTAAATGTCTTCATTAACTTGAGTAACTGAACCCATGTGTCCAAAATTCTTCCCCGGACTCAAATCTGGCAACATACCAGATTCTTCAGCAGTCTTGTAATCGTATTCACTGCTATCGGCATTAAATGGTTGCTTCAAAACTTTCTCCCTGTCTTTTTGGACTTCTGGAGAATATTGCGAGCCATTTGTGCTTGCAATTGAGTTTTGATACCTTGCCTGATAATTTGCTCCGCCCATAATTTATAGCCCCGAATTTATTGCATTATACGATGACATTGGCTTTTGTTTTATTGATTCATTTTCTTGAGCAAAAAAAGGCAATCCCTTTGCTTCTCTTTCTTTTGCAAATCTAACTGCTTTTTGTTCGATTTTTTTACCTAATTCTGGATTTTCTGTAAAAATTTTATCTTCTGGAGTGGAAAGCAAGTATTTAATTTCATTGCTATCAAGTGTTGGAACCATTGTGGGAATAAGTTTTTCTCCGCTTCCCCAATCTACTCCAATAGATATTTCGCTTGATACTCCACTTGGATCATCAAGTCTTTTCATTCCACCAAGAAATCCACTTCCCTTTTTTGTTCCGTCTGGACGAATGGAATTAGGATTAGATTTTAATTCAGTATTTACATCCCTTCCATAAAAATTCGCAATGCCATCTTTCGCGTTTTTTCCAGCATCAAGCAGCTTTCCTAGTTCAATTCCGCTATCTTCAACTGTTGGATTGTCAAATTTAGCATATGCCTTTTCTGTTTCATTAGACATTCCCTCGCTTTTCTCATCTTTTGTTACTTGATTTTGATATTTGCGATATGTCTTCATCGCTTCAGTTGTATTTGATCCGCCCATAATTTTATCCAGCAGTAGGAGGCTTTGGAGGGTTTGCAATATTTGCAATCGTTCCTGACATTGTTGGAGCTTGAGACTCTGAAATTGCGCCAACTTCACGGGATTGTGCTACAACTGGCGCACGGCCTCCGCGACCACCAGAAGGCATTCCAGCACCAGCAGCAGGAGTAAGCTCTGGAGGAGGAGGCGTTCCATGTCCGGCAGTAAGATGTGCGAATGCTTGCTTTGCTGCCTGCTCATATTGCGCCGTATTAGAACCTTTAGCTTTCGCTTGCTGGACATGCCCCATGAAGTGCTGAAGCGCCTTCATAAATGGTTGAACCATCTCTGGAGGCAATGCGCCAGCTGGAGCCTGTTCAATCAATGGCATGAGCTTTTGAGAAATAACATCAAGATGAACAATGTCATTGTCACGAGGAGAAACAGGAACCTCTTGTCCTGCGATAATGGATTGCAGTTCGATAATCTGCTGACGGGTTGCCTCAATAGCAATTGTTTCAACTTGGTCTTTTGGCAGAATAACCGCATTAGCAATTTCTTCACCCATCTTACGGCTCCAATCGAGCTTTAGAAGCTCATCTTGGTTGACATTTGGGTTGCCAGTATAACGCTGAATCATCATATCCAGCATTGCGTTGTCTTGAGCTTGGGTATCTGCCAGCAACTCTTCGGCTGGACTAAACGCCATGAGAAGAATGTCAGAAGGAGGAAGGTTGCGCTCCAGCATATTCAAGCAACAATTAATGGCATCCTCATCCAAGTGTTCTGGAATCTCAAAAGGAACAAGGAATGACGGCAAATCCATCACAGAGCGATCAAAAGCATCAACAACATCACGCCTAGCCCAAACTGCGTTCGGAACCATTTGGCGAGCGATGTCAAGACGAGTTTTAAGCTCACTAGCAGCTTTTACATGTTCTGGATGGCAGATGCCACGCTGCATACGCTCAACAGCTTTGGAATACTGCTTTGTCCAGCGCATAAGGATACCTTGGCGCAACTGATTTTCAATAGCCGCAACACGATTAACCTCGGATGCCGTTTTGCTTCCCTGTGCTTCAATGGGAGAACCCGGCAAGAATGTTCCAACTTGAATTTCAGCAAGTCCAGAGATGAATTGATCCAAGCGAAGGAAGTCATCAACATCAGCAGGCAGGTTTTGAGGAATGACTTCATATCCTTCCGCAATATAGCAGACAGGGTGATGAACGGTCAGCGGAGCGGCTCCAGCTTTGGCATTTGGGCCTTTCTTTAGAAGCAACATCCCCTTGAGATACACATTGTCAACAACAAGGTTTCGAGCCTTATCAACAGCAATGTGGGTGTTGTAAAGATCGCGGCCTGCACCACGGGAACCCATGAGATTGCCATTTCCAATCTCGATTGCGAACAACGCAAGGCACTCACTCATCTTGTTGTAGCGGTCAATCTGTGTGCAAATCTCGTCTCCAGATTTGTCATCAAACAAGAATCGACTGATCTTTCCGTGAGGTTCTTTAACTAGAAGTTCTCCAAGCTCAACATACTTCGCGTCATTCTCGTAGCTTGCTCCATACGATCCTTCACGAATCCAGTCCTCATACCTGCGAGCATCATCATCGGAGTCAAGGGTTCGACCAGCAGGAGTTGCATTATTGATAGACCTAACAAGGTTCTTAATGTGCCAACCAGCCATTGCGGAGGTAACTGGGTCTTCCAAAATAGGCAAAAGCTCTGCAATTTGATATCGGCGCTTCCTAGCCCAAATCGGAGTTGCTTCAACCTCTTGAGGTGTCTCAATAGAGAAGAAAGTATAGTCTTGACGAAGGAATTCTGGCTTCCAATCACGAAGATCATCCCAACAAACTCCGCAGAATCCAAAAGTGGTGTTTTCGTGTACTATTTGAGCAACAAGATCGTCGTGTCCAGTCCAACCGCGAATGCACTTGGTAATTTCTTCACGGAAAATCTTTGTTTTATTTTCTGCGTCTACTCCTTCGATTGGGTATTTTGAGAAAGTGAGAGTTGTAGCCTGTTCGATGACTTGGCGGAAGGGGGGCTGAATTCTCGCAACCATCGTGGAAAGAAAACCAGTAGGACGATTAGAACGCCAATTTTGGCCCATGCTTTCCAATTTTTTCGGAGAATATGGAGGTTCATTGTTGAGTTTCTTTTGAATCAGTTGATTCTTGCGATTCCTCTCGACATTCTGCTGTTTAAGGCGGCGATAAGCAGAGTGTGCTTGCGAGGCATCCTTGAATGTGCGCTTGACTTCAAGAGTGTCCTTATTAACCGTTTCATTATCATTGCTGGGAGTTGCATCAACAACATCAAGATCAAGAATACGAGGTTTATCGCTTGGATTGTTAATGCGAGGAGACTTCGTTGCATATGTATCGGTTACAACTGCGGGTAGCGGTTTTAAGACATCTGCCATAATTTATTAAGTGTTAAGCCAACAATTTTCGGGAGTTGATGTTGCTTTAGATAGCTTGGATTTGTCAAAGAAAATCGCACTCCTATTATCGTGTCTCATTATTGAGCATCCCCCTAGAACTGCGGAGGATTTCGTATCTCGACCATTTCTGATGCTCGCCGAAATTCGTTCTGTTGCTGAAATGCAGGAAGAACATCCTCCTCGCCAGTTTTTGTTATTTGGACAACCACGGCAAATTTTAGCCCGTTCTTCTGCGAGTTCGTCTGAAACAAGATTATTTGATGTCTTGGAATTAAGGAGATTCCTTGCCCATGTCGTAATATCGTTTAGAAGCGATTGCTGGCTAGTCTCTGGATGAACTGATGTGACTACAACCATGTCAACGCCATGGCAGAAATTAGGCCAATTAGAGCAAATATAGCTATTTATATCGCCCTCTACATCTCCTAGTGGCAAGTGGTTTTCGGCTCGGTAATTTTGGACTGTTTTCAGCAATCCCTCATAGGAATGAGATGTCAACTTCGCATCAGAATCGAAGTAGTGCCATCCACCCGGAGGGATCATTCCCATAATTACTTTTGCCATAATTTCTATTCTAATAGGTTAAAATGTTAAGATTTGCAATACGAATTTATCATTTATGATAAATTTATCGAGTTATACGATAAACTTGATATAATTCAATTATTCGCTAAAGTCGATAAACTCATTTTTATCTACAATTGACTGCATTCCCTTATCCATTAAGCGAGGAACTTCTTTTTTTTGCTCAATCATTGTAGCAACAGAACCCGCCCGTTGCCTCATCAGAAAAACCAGCAATGAAAGCGAATCCAGAGCGTCAGGAGAAGGTTGACGGGTTCGCTTAACATAATCTTTTTTACTTTCCACCCTAACCATTCCCAAACCCTTTTGCATATAACGCCTTCCAGTAGCTTGCCGAACAAGCTGCTCATTACGGAACCCCGGCGATATTTTGAGGTATTCAAACTCAAGATACTTTGACAATCCGAATAGCAATTCCGTTACAACTCCATTGTAAAGCTCGCTTGCTTTTTGCGTGTCATCTCCAAGGATATGAGTATCCGTAGCAGCCCAAGAGTAATTTACTCCTAAAACCTCGTTTCCGAATAGAGTCTTTAGAGAATCATGGATTCCAGCGCCATTTCCCGTTCTATCGACGCATAACCAATTCGGAGAAATCTTCATGTTTTTACAGAACTTCATAATATTGTAAGTCTGTTCGAGAGTAGCGGCTTTAGGAAATGTCATCTGCGAGTCAAGTTGTAATACCGTTCTCGGAGACTTAAATTCGATAAATTGACCGCTCATCGGAGTCCAACCATCGCATAGCCCGAATCTGCCAAATGAGCATACAACCGTGTCATTTCCTTCCAATGCCAAGTCAAATGCCGCTAAAGGAACTACAGGGCCAATAAAGCGAACATTTCCCATGGCGTTATCCATCATGGATGGCGTAATGATAGACATGCTGATGCCCTCTTGCGGGAACCATCCGCGAGCCATCGTAAAATATTCAGCAGTCCTTCCTTTTGCCTCGTATGCGGTGTAACCTTCATTTGTTTGAAGGCCGGGGAAGATAATCTTCTTGTGGATTACATTCTCGCATCGTGCGGCATCAAGTCGCAATACATGCCAAGCATCACGGCTATCCCATTCAAAGTCTTCTTCGCAATCTACCGATCCCCAACCTCGCTCTGGTTCGCATCTTTTTCCAAACTCGCTAGTCCTGTCTTTCGGGTTTGATGCGGCGAAAATCTTAATTCGTCCTTTTGCTCCCTCGGTATCCGCCGCTGACAAAATGTTCTGCAAGCCTTCCCATACTCCAGCAGGAACCTCTTCGGCTTCGTCCAACACAACATGAGTTCGAGACATCCTACCCCAAATAGGATGCGGCTTCCCAGACCTTGGAGACGGGTGAAAACCACGGAGAGTTCCAGTTCCACTATCACCTTTTGGAACAGCTACAAGATGGATGCCGTTCTTGCTATCGTTATTAGCTTGTATTGACTTAACAAGAGTTTCTGCACCATCAAATTCTGGCTTAACGAGTGCTGTTGTGTAGAACTTTTTAATTGCCGCAAATACATTTCGTTGAGCGTGTTCAGCAGTCAATGAAACAACTTTAATACAAGTGTAGTATGGATCACGCATCCAATCCAAAAGGAACCAAGCCGCCGCACCGAAAGTCTTACCCATGGCTCCGGCTCCCTGTATGAGTAGCTTGTCGTAATCAAACAAGCATCGCCAAGTATCCATTGAAGATTGCGGTCTCCAATCATATACTTGTTGACCCCATAGGATCGTTGCAGCCGCCTCAAACTGATTCTTCTCAAGTAAATGTTGAACAAACTCCAGCAATACCCTCCTAGAAAATGGTTCATCTAGGTTGATCTTGCCTTTTGCATTACTCACATTCTCAATGATCCATTTTGCGGCAAGCATAATCCCGTTTTTTTCATCGCTGGCATTGTCAACGATGTTTCGGATTATTTCGGCCTGCTCAATGACCTTTGAGACTTGCGAGTTTTCCAACATTAAATCAGATCAGGCAATTTATAGTCATCTCGGATTTCCCAAAGTTTTTTACGAACTGCTTCAATGGTATCTACGCAAGATTCTTGTTTTTTTCCTTCATCTGTGTAGAAGCTCGCAAGCTCTCCAGATTTATACCTAATAACTGATCGAAGTTCTTCATCAAGTTTATCTAAAACAAGTAGTGCGTCAAGACCAGCGCAGGCGTATTTGAAGTCGTGTTCTTGCTCTGGCAGATTGAATTCAAGTGTTGCTTTTGCTTCCATATATTAGAATGTATCGTTTAATGATTCTATTTCGCTTTCACTCTGTTGTTCTTCAATAGCATTGATAAGCATATCTCGTAAATTAACAAGAGCTTTTTCATAGCTATTAAATTCAGCTTCTATTTTGTCCAAAATATATCCGTAATGGATTACGGAATATACTGGAGGCTCACCATAACTCCATTTTGTTTCAATATACCAATGACAATCTCTGTCTTTATGATGGTCTCCGCCAATCAATGAATACCATTTTTGAGTTAGTTCTGTGATTTGTTTTTCTATTTTCATATTAGCAATTTCATATCCTCTCTTAAATCCGCCTCGATGAATTTCTTTTCCGTTTTCCTTCACAACAAAAACAGATGGTTTTCCACTATGATCCCAGAAACTTGTTTTCATTTTAACTTTTTGTCGGAATCTGTCACAATTCGACAGATATGTGCAAGAATCCTGTTTATGCTTTAAGATTCCTCCAATTCTTCTTCATATCCCATGTCATTTGTCAGTCTTGCGTGAAATTCATCCTCTCCATCATCTCCAGATAGCAAGTAATCAATTCTGCGAATGTATGTCGCGGCAGCAAGAATAAAAGTAACGCCAATCATAAACTCGTAAAGCGTTTCTTCATTATAGTTCCTCCCAATACGACCTCCCCACTCATTGACCTCGTTAGAATCGTTCTCTTCAACGATTTTTTGAATTTCATCGGCAATATCCTCCAGCTTATATTGCACATAATCAAAGTGTCCTCCGCTCATAATTCCCAAAAGTGTTGATCCAGCCAAATAACAGCACTGCCAGATTCAATTACATCTTTTGGATCAATGCAGTTATCGCTAATAATTCCATTGTCCTGTAGCGCATTCATTGCTTTAATCGGATCAATCTTTTCTTTCTCCAAGTAATGTTCTAGTGTATTCATCGTTTTCCGAAAATTGTATTGAATATATTCATAGCCTCTGGAGATGATATTGGATTCCTGCTAATCTCTTCCTTATCCTCTTCGTCATCTTCAAATTCCTGATTGAATCCAGCCTCGAATGCAATTTCCCATGTTTGGTGGAATAACTTTCGGAGTCCATTTGCGGACATTGTAATGTTGCCATTTCCATCAAATGATGGATTTTTTGCCACATATTTATTCCAAAGTTGAGATTTTTTCATTGTCTCGCATAGTTGCTTTTAACGCCTTTATCACTCCTTGCAATTCTGCAATTTCCTCTCTCGCCTTGTCGCGCTCCAAGATTAGTCGTGTTTGATCTTTGTGAAATTCATCGGCGAGTTTTCTAGCCCCATCGCGCTCGCGTTCCATGCGGCGGCCATGCTCCCACAAAATCGGATGTGAGTGCATTGCCGCTTGCCCTAATTGAACTTCAAGGTGATCCGTTTCTGGTGTATCGCTCATACATTCATCAACTCTATTCCAAATTCAGATGCAAGAATAATCGTCGATTCATCGGTTGGATAAGTCTCACGATAAACTATCTTGCGAATTCCGTATGATGCTATCGCTTTCAAGCAGTCGTTGCATGGAAGTGTTGTGGTAGCGATCAATCGGCACTCATTTGGCTTGACATGCCGAAGCGCGTTCTGCTCGGCGTGGACAACATACTTGCGTCTTTTTTCCCTGCTAGACCAATCCTCAACCATGTGTGCTGGATAGCCATTGTATCCACAAGCGGCAATCGTGTTGTCGTGACGAAGTAATACTGCTCCAACTTTTCGCCACGGGTCTTTTGATTTTTGTGCTACTACATCCGCTAAACTAATGGCATAATTATCCCAATTCATTGCATGTCTCGTAGAATTTTATTCATTGCCAAAGCGCGTAGCATATTGTTCTCGCTTTGAACATCGGCAAGAGTTTTCTCTTGCGGAATATCTCCAGTTGTCACGAAATCAATATCACTTGTAGCCTGCAATGGCTCTGGATGATTCACTTCTCCGACATACTGAACTTGTGAAACATTTGGTGAAACAATTGCCGTTTGGACTTTCTTTTCTTCATCTCCAGTGTCCCGAAGATACATATCCTTCAAGTGTGGAGTCGTTCCCTTTGGATAACGAAATTCGCGGCGTTCAACATATGTTTCTTTTGACATCGTTGAGCAAGCGCACAACGACAATGCAAGTAGTGCCGTGATAGTTTTCATTGGCAGGACTCACACTCTTCACCGAGATTGCAAGCAACTTTTTCAATCTTGACATCAGCCAGATCGGCGTCGAGGTCTTCTTCAATCGCCACGCTTTCTACTTTGTCCGCCCTAGCAATTGCGTGCGCGTTTGTGTATTTTCCAGATGGATATCTTACGGAAAGTTTTTCTTGATTTTCTTGAATGCACTCTTGCAGTGAAAGCCCAAGCTCATTCAGAAGGCCAGTTGCGTAAAATACAATGTCTCCGATTTCTTCTTTGACATTCTCAATGTCTAGTTGCTTCTGATAAATTGTGTGCTTCTTAATTGCGTCAAGAAGCTCTCCAGCCTCTCCAGAAACACCAACTGCCATGTGAAGTAGGTGAGCTTGTGAAGGCGTCAACTGCGTGAGAATTTCAAGGCCCGGCTTCGCAATGGATGCGACGAATTGATTGTATGGTGATGTATTCATTTTTTTATGTTATAGTATGCTTTTCCGTAGCAACCCGATTCTGCGAGTTGAACTACACTTCCTTCTTGTCCTATCCAACTATCAAGTTTTTCTTTCGTTAGCTCGATTGGATGTCCGTCATGTGGCGGAATGTCAATCCATTCAAACAAGCGCAATGTTTTAGCGGCATTTAGTGCATTGGCAATAATTTTTTCTGGATCGTCGGTATGCTGGAGGCAGTTGTATATCCACGCTTCGTCAAATCCAGTAATTGTTATATCTTCTCCGCGCCGGATATCATAAGCGATTCCTTTTGCTGTATATCTCGCGTAAGTCCAATATGGATACCTTAATGGATCAACAACAAATCCTCCACCAAGGTTAATCGTCTTGAGAAGCATGGATGTTGGCCCACCTCCAATATCTAGGATGGATTTACCCTCTACATCGAAAGAGTATCCCACCCGCTTTAGTCCCATAAAACGGGCATAGACATAGTGCTTTTGATCTTCATCGAAGGTATTGCAGCAATCACCCCAGTAATTCGCCTCAAATGTGTAATTATTCATGTTACTTTATTCCCAAAAAATATAAATCACATGAATTGTGGTTTGTATTAATTTCATATTCAGAAAACATTTTATCTAATGGTAAATTAATTTTTACAATGTTTTCATTTAGATTCATGTAGTAATCGTTGGTAAATGGAGATGCCCAGCCATCGGTTCTGCTTGTTCCGTGTTCCGCTCTTCCATCAGAAGCGCAAGTGAACAAGTAAATCCCACCTTGTTTTAGGTGCATC